TCGAGAAGTCGGCGAGGATCCCCTGGATGGAGGTCTGGGTGGTCGCGAGGTTCTGCGCCCAGGTTGCGACCTGGCCCTGGCCAGCGTCGGCGATGAGTTGCGCGAGCGGCTTCTGGAGGTCCGTGGTGATCGTGCCAAAGTCGAGCAGGGCCTGGACGTAGGCCTTCAGGTTGGCGATTGCCGTGCTGAAGTCGCTCGCGTTGGCGACGGCCTCGAGCTCCGATTTCGCGCGGTCGGCCGAGACCCCAAGATCCTCGAGGCCCGTCTGCAGGGACCCGGTGAACGCCGTGAAGATCGCCTGCGGCATCGTGTTGTTCAGGAACTGGTTGAAGGCGGTCGAGACGTCGGAGGAGCTGCCGCCGAGCGTTGCGGACCACTGCGGGTTGAGGTTCGGGGTCTGTTTGAGCAGGACGAGGAGGTCGTTGAGCGAGTCCTGCGTCGACGAGGCCTTCTCGGCCATCTGCTCGGTCATCTGGGCGAGAGCCTGGGAGTTTGCGACGCCACCCGTGCTCACTCCACCCGAGAGGAAGAGGTTGCCCGACGTCACGTCCATCTGCCACTTCGTGAACCAGTCGGGCGGCTGGGAGGTCCCCGCCGAGAAGTTCATGCCGTAGGACTTCGCGGCGGCGGTCCCGAAGTACCCCATCGCGGCGCCGACCACAGCGCCCACGATGGCACCGACCCACCCGGCCGCCATGGCGCCCGACGCAGCACCGCTCAGCGCACCGCCGAGAGCTGCCTCACCCTGGTTGCCGCTCTGCTGGCCCTGTCCGCCGAGGTACGAACCGACGACCTGGCCGCCCATTTCCAGGCCTTGCGTCGTCGTGATCGACTGACCGCTGCCTCCTCCGAAAATGCCAGTCATGCTCGTGCCCTTCGGCGTAAGAGGGCCCTCGCCGCCGAAGAGCGCCTGTGTGAGCTCCGACGTCGCATCTTTCGACAGGTCGGACCACAGGGAAGTCCACATCTTCTTGAAGTCCCCCGTCGTCAGCCCCTGCTCGATGCTGGTGGTCAGGCTCTTCTCGAAATTGGCGAACGGATCCTTCATGGTCGCAGGCTGCGTGGCATTGTCGAGAGCCGTCTTCAGCGCAAGCGTCGCCCGTGCCGCGAGGTCGGCGTTCGCCCCCACCGTGGCCATGTACTGGGCGACAACGGCCATTCCCTTGTTGTATGTGTCCTCAGCGGCCGTGGACTCGTCGAGCGTGGCCGCGATGGCCTGGACCTGCTGCTCAAACTGGTTCGTCGGGTTGAGTGCGTCCTGCAAGTGCTTCTGGAGAAGCGCGAGCATCGCCTGCGCCTTGTCGGCGGCACCGCCATCTCCGAACGCGACCGTCAGCCACTTGCCAACATCCTCGACCCCCTTGTTGTAGGTGTCCCAGGCGGCGGCGCCAGGGTCCAGCTCGTTGGTGAGTGCTGTGATCGTGGACCGGTAGGCGGTGCTCCCGGCCTGCGCCGTGGCGAACGTCTGGGTCACGTAGTCGAGGGCGGCGGCGAAATCCGTCTGGCTGATCTTGCCCTGATTGACCGCTGTCACCAGGCTGTTGACGGAGGCGTTGTAGTCGGCCGTCTTCTGGCGCATGGGGTCCATGGCCGCGATGATCGCGTTCGATGCGTTCACGGCGGCGGTGAGACCGCTCGCCTGGTCCTTCGCCGCCGCGTACGCGTTCTTGATGCCTGCGAGCACCGTGAGGTAATCGCCTCCAAGGTTGATGTGCTTGGAGGTTGCCTGGGTGAGGGCGCCGAGCTCCGAGTTGTAGGCGGCCGTCGCCTTGGCGAGAGGATCGAACTGAGCCTGAAGTGCGGCGTACGCTTTGGCGGCCTTCTCGGGCCCAGTTGCCTCGTCCTCCCAGAAGACGTTCAGGCCGGATTGTGCGAGGGCGGCGCTCTGCGCGGCCATCACTTTCAACTGGTCACTGAAGGATGTCGCGCCGGCCGCGGCGACCCTGAGCTGCTCATCGGTTCCCCCCATGAGCGACTGTGTCGCCATCGTGAACGCCGCCATCGTGCCAGCGCCCTGCCCAAGGGTTTCGAAGAAGGTCTCGATGGAGCTCTTCCAGGTGTTGAAGGCAGACGTCCCCTCAGTGACCGTGGTCGCGATGGTTTGCATAGCTCCGGAGGCGGCGGGTAGCAGGACCGATCCGATGGAAACTCCCAGCGCGGTGAGGCTGTTCTTGAGCTTGTCCCAACTCCCGGAGGTCGTGTCGCCGACCGCCGCGGCAACGCCCTTGTAGCGGGACTCGACCTGGTCGAGGATGGCGTTCATCGCGCCCATTTGGTTTCCCGAGTCGGCCATCGCCTTGATTTGGTCCTTCTGCTCCTGCGTGAAGGCCACACCGGACCGCGTGAGGGCACTGAGGCCCGCGGTCGGGTTCTCAAGGGCGCGGCCGAGCTTCTGGACGGCGGACGGCACGTCCGTTCCCAGCGCGGCCGCCATGTCGTTGGCGGCCTGCATCATCCGCTCGAAGGTCGGCCCGGTGACGTCGTGGAAGGTCATTCCGAGCGCCTCAGCCTGCTTCTCGGAGACCAGTGAAAAGCCCGAAACATTCGAGAGGCTCTGCGCAAGGTCGTCGAGCCTTTCCCTCGAGATGTCGGCCGCGCCCGCGTTGGCCGTCCAGGTGGCCGTCAGCTTCGCATCGGTGAGCTCAGCTGACGCGGCCGTCTCGCCAAGCTGCTGGAGGCCCGCCGCAATGCCGCCGATCGCCGCCAGTGCGCCGGTGGCCGTCGCGAGCCCTTGCAGCTGCGAGAGCAGCCCGTCGAAAGTCGACCCCAGACCGGTCACGGACGTTTGAAGGGTTTCGTACTTCGCAGTCAGGGCATCGAGGTCCGCGGAGAAGCGCTCCTGGCTGATCTTGCCGCTGTCGTAGGCGTCTTTGAGGACCTGCTGCGAGGCGGCGAGTTTCTCGGTCGCGACGCGGGCCGGCTCGAGGGAGTTGAGGAGGTTTTGGAGGGTCTTGTCCTGCTGGTCCCCGGCCTGCTTGACCGAAACCACCGACACGCCGAGCGCGTCCATCTGCGACTTGATCGCGTCGATGACAGCAGTGCCACCGGTGTTGGTGATCGCGATCTCGATGATGGCACGCCCAGGCATTACGTCTGTCCCTTCCGTGCGGAAAAGTACTTTTTCAACGTGGCCGAAATCCTCTGGCGCGACTCGGGAGTCGCCACGCGCCTGACCGCCGCAGCTGACATGCGCACTCGTGTTTCTGGGCTGAGCGTTCGCCCAGTCAGTGAGGCCGAGATCCGCGCACAGGACTCCGCTGAGAGCCGCCGCACACGCGCGGCCTCAGCGATCTTTGCCCTGGTGACCGGGTCGGTCATTGCGCGCCGCATTTTCTCGGAATGCTCCTCGCGGGCGCCGGGGCGCGCCCAAAAAGATCTGAGGGCCGCCAGCGACTTTTCCCGGTGCTCCGCGGTGAGCTTGTGCCCGCGTGGACACCGTCCTCCCTCCGTGGTATTCAGCATCTTCACTCCATGGAGGCGGAGGGACCGGATGACCGCTACCTCGATCTCGTCCACCTCTTCCGGCTCGGCAAGAACAACCGGATGAATGATGGGCCGAAGGCCGAGACGATCTAGCTTCCTCACCCATCGGTTTTTCGGATTGTGCCCCTTGCTGCTTCGCGCCTCGACGAGGTGAGCATTGAGGCGGTGAGTCAACAAGTATGCGGTCTGGCCCACGTACCTGACGCGGCCGTCCCTTGGGTCGAGAAGCTCGTAGAGGGAGACCAACCTCATCAATAGCCCTTCAGCAATCCCGGCCCTCGGTGCCCCTCGGGCGAGGGTCTGTCGGTGTATTCCTCGCCGCACTTGCTGCAGACGTGGACGCGGTCCCTCTCGGCGTCGCGGCAGGCGGGGCAGGTCTTCCAGGAGAGGAGCTGTTGAAAGAGCACGCGGAGCGCCTCAAAGAGCCCATCAGGGAGGCAGTCGTGCTCATCGTCCCAGATCCCCTCGGCCCGGAGGGCCGCCATCACGCCGGGCCAGTTCACGCCGGACGGCCCGGCCATGCCGACGTAGACCTGATCCTCGACGAGCAACCACGCCGACACAACCGCTGAGTCCACCTCCGAGAGGTCCTCGGGCAGCGGCTCGCCAGCGAGGAGGCATGAAGTTAGCTCCCTGAGCCTTTTCCCTGGGACTTCGCCCGCCCCTGCGCGACGTCGTTGCCGGCGCGCACGAGGGCCCAGAAGAGGTCGGGAAACTTCGCGATGAGGTCGTCCCGGTGCTCGTCGGAGTACTCGTACTCGGGGCCGCTTGCGGTGGGCACCCCGCGCCAGCCGAGGCAGATCTCGACGCCGATCGCCTGCTGGACCTCCGGGGCGTCCATGGTGGGCGCCGTCACGCTGGCGCGGCAGACGGGGCACTTGGCCGCGCTGTCCTGGCCGAGAGGGATGATTCCCACGCCGCCGCACTTCCGGCAGAGCTTGTACTTCTGCTCCCAGGCCTTGCGCATCGCAGCGGTGATGGGAGGGACGAGGAACTCGCCGTCGATGAGGACCTCGCCATCGACGGTCGTGAGGGTGACGAATTGGGGCTGATGGTCCAGCCCCACCAGAATCCTCGGCATCGTGCTCCTGCGCTTTCTGCCGCTCAGGCGGCCACGAACACGGCGCCGTAGTCGGCCGTCGCGTTGAGGAGGGTCGCGGTGATCGGCGAGCTCGCGTTCGACTGGTAGTACGACTGGAAGTCCAGGGTGAGTTTCTTCGCGCCAGGGGTCGCCGGGACGCCGGGAGCGGCCGACAGGGCGATCAGGGTCTCGGGCATGAGGAAGGTGAGGCTGTGGCCGGCGGTCATGGCGACCAGGTCAAGCTCGAGGCTCGTCGGAGAGCCCGCAGCGCCGGCGGCGCTCATCGCCTTGAGGCGCAGGGTGTCGACGTCGTCCCAGAGCCCCTGGATGGTCCCGGAGATAGTGAAGTTGCCGAAGGAGACGAACGCCGGGTAGCGGTTGCCGTCGAGGACCTGCTCGGCGGTTACGTTGCGGGCGATCGTGAGCTTCATCTGCTGGATCATCCCGGTGACGCTGCCGCCGACCTTGACGCCCGACCCGAAGAGGTTATACCTCGAGGTGAGGTACGTGTTCGGCGCGGCGGAGACGGACGTGGCAGCGTTGAGCGTCGGCCCTGCGCCGACGAGGCCGACCACCTCGACGGTGAGCGTGGCCTTGTCGGGGTTCTTTTGGACGTCGATCGCGATGCTCTTCACGGCGCAGCCGGGGATCACGTCGAACTTGCTGACCCCGGTGTTGCCGAGCTCCATGCCGAACGACAGCGGGTCGGCACCGAGCACCTGGAAGACGTGGCTGTAGGGGTCCGCCGAGCCGCTCTTGGTGTAGGCCGCCAGGAGGAGCATCAGCCAGAGGCCGACGCCCACCTCGTCGACCGGCACCACGATGTTGCCGTCAGCGGCGAGCACGTCGCGGCCGGGCTGCGCCGGGTTCGGCATGCCGTTGATCTCGTAGCGCGGCTTGATGGCCTGCTCGTGGAGGTCGAAGGTGCGGCTCATCAGGGGCATCACGTGTCCCGTCAGAGTCGTCGGCTGCGCGCCCCGCACGAGCTCCTTGTAGATGAGTACTCGATCATAGGTTCCTTGACGAATGGCCATTTACTCCCCCTTCGCGGCTTTCGTCCGCGGGTTGTAGGCGGACTCGAGCGGCGCGACGTCGGCGACGCGGCGCAGCTCCTCCACCTGACGGTCGTCGAGCTCGACGGGCTCGCTGGGTTGGTTGAGGTGGAGGGTGAGGGTGCGAGCTCCGGGCCCGATATGGAAGGACCGTTCCTCCCCCGCCGCTCCACTGGTGAGCGTGACGGTGTACTGCGCCATGGCACCTCCTATGTGGTTCGCCCGTGGGTGAGCGTGCACGCGTAGAGCCGGCAGTCCCCCAGGTATCCGAGGTTCTCGATCTTGGTGAATTCCAGCATGCTGCAGCCGAGATCCGGTCGAAGGCCCGCGATCGGGCAGACGGCCGCGTAGACCGCCGCAAAGACGTCCTGGGCGACGCTCGCATCGCCGAGCTGGCCAGGCACCAGGAGCTCGATCTGCCAGGTCCAGTGCTCGTCCTGGTGCACGGCGCCGAGCTCTTCGTTGGGGTCGTACTTCGTCTCCTCCCAGTAGAGGTTGAGACAGAGGCCGGAAGCCTGTTGCGCCAGCTCGATCGCGAGCTGCTCCGAGAGGTCCTTCTCGAGGCGTATGGTGGGCAGCGCGGCGGTAATTGCCACCGCGATCGCATCGCGGATGTTGTCGTGCGCGCTCACGGGACCATCACCTCCTCGGCGTAGGCCGTGAGGTCAGCGAGGTGCCCGGGAGGGATCCCGGCAAACCCTCGGGCCGGAAGGACCGCTGCCGGCCGCAGGCGGCGCCGCGATTCCTTCCGGAATCCTCTCTTGGTGGCGCGCATGTAGGTCCTTCTCCGCTTGGCCTGGACCCCGTAGAGGTGGATGAGGGCGAGGCCGATCTGGCTCGACTGGACGTTGAGGAACGCGGTCGCCCCGCTGGGTGTGAGGCCGTACCCGGAGACGAGCGCCTGCTCGAGCTCTCCCGTGCGCACCAGGAGGGAGCGGAAGCCTTTCTCCTGCTCCGTGGCGGCGGCCGCGCGAGCCCAGCCAGTCCCGTGGATCGGGTCGACCTTGACGTCAAACGCCTCGTGCGACGCCTGGAGGAGCTCGTCGGCCGCCTTCGCCGCGACCTTCTCGACGCCCGTGGAGGTGACGTTCTCCTCGAGGGCAGCGAGCGTGGCGTCGGCCGCGGTCTGGTCGAGGTTGACCTTCCAATCCATCAGTGCACCGTCCGGATCCGGAGGGGGGCGATCCCATTCCAGATGAGGTCGGGAGACGGCGCGATGCCCTTGAAGCCGCCCTGGCCGATGTAGAGCTGGTTGCCGCGGTGCTCGAAGTAGTACCGGACGAGCTGCCGGATGGCGAGGCGCAGCGGCGTGGGCATCATGCCGCCCAGGCCGCTCAGCGCCACAGCTCCCGGCGCCCCGGCCGCGGCGCTCTGAATCTTGACGCGGTAGTTGGTGAAGCCCGGCATGACGAGGGCGTGATCGGTGTTGCCCGGCTGGATCGTGGCCGCCGCCCGCACGACCTGTTCGGTCACAAACGTCTTGTCGGGGGCGCCAAAGATGGACCAGTTGACGGCCGCGCCGGACGGCACCTCGAAGCCGAAGCGCAAGGGCGAGCCGACGTCGGCAATCGCCACCTCCGAGCCGGTCACGACCGCCAGGTCGTCCGTCGAGGCCTGCTGAATGGGCCCGATCGGGAAGGCATAGCCGCCGTGGCAGTAGACCGTGAGGGATGCCTGCCGCTGCAGCGGAGAGGGCCACGACTGCCCCGGAATGAGGGCGATCCGCGGGTACTCGCCCAGGATCAGCGAGTAAACCGAGGAGTCGACGACCGAGACCGTGCCGTCCGGAGCCGTCGCCGTGATCTGGGACACGGACAAGACGGGCGAAATAGGCAGCCAGAACGAGCCCTGCTCCCGGACATCGGCGAGGTCGACCTCGCCGACGAGGTAGGGCTGGACCGCGAGGAAGTGGCGGCCGCCGATGTCCTCGTCGTCGACGGTCACGATGAAGTCGCCCGCCACGAGCACGCGCCCGGTATAGATCTCGACGGACTCGCGCTGTTCGGGAATGAGGTCGCGCACCTGCTCGCGGGCCCGCGGGTCGACACCTCCCTGCATGCTAACGACCGACACGGACGCCCAGTTCAGGGCCTCGTCGAGGAAGATCGGCTCGACGGGAGGGTCGGCGAGGCGGGTGACGCGGATCATGGGGTCCCTCCGGGCGCTGCGAGCCTCGCGGCCGCCTCGTCGACGCTCCGGTCGAACGCCGACCGCTCATCCGGCGAAAGCCGGTCCATCGACATCGGGCAGACGATCCGGTCGGTGAAGCGGGCCGGGATCCTCCGGTGAACCAGGCACCCCGCCCTCCTGAACACCTCGCCGAGCCAGATGTCGTGGAACTGGCTCCGCGTCACGCAACCCATCGCCTCGTAGGCCGGGCGCGAGAGGACCGGAAACCAGAAGTCGTTGCCCTGGTTGTTCTCGCAGGTGAGGAGGGCCGGCACGGTGTGGTCGTAGCGGCGGATGACGTCGTCCCAGGCCGGGGTCTCGCAGCCGACGTCGTCGGCGAAGACGAACAGCCAGTCGCCCGTCGCGAGCTCGACCATCTCGTTGATGAGGCGCGGCAGCTCGGAATACCCGTCGTTCCGGCCGACGATGGCCTGGCAGGAGAACTCGTAGAGGACCGCGAGGGTGGGGGCGTCGTGGTGGTCGGCGTACACGAGCAGCTCGAGGAGCTCCGGGCAGGCGGCCGCGCGTTCCAGACCGTCGAGCGTTCGGCGCAACTCGTCCGCGCGATGGCGAGTCGGCAGCAGCAGGGAGATCAATGCGGGGCTGCTCATCCCGCCGCCTCCGCCTTCTTCTCCTCTGTCTCGAACACGTCGAGGACGTGCCCCTTGAACGGCACCGAGCCGCTCCAGTGGGTGAGGTCGAAGTAGGGGTCCAACCAGATCGAACCTCCGAGGGCGCGCCAGCGCTTGCAGAAGGTGATGTCCTCACTCCAGAGCTTGTCGCCCTCCATGAACGGGTTGAAGAGGGCATACCGGTGCTCGTCGTAGGGCTGGTCGGCCGTGTACTTGAGCTCCGGGTGCGCGTCCATCAGCTTCTTCACGGCGACGCGCGAGACCATCAGGCATCCGGCGGGCCCCGCCTCGAGCTCCACGCACCCCGTCCGTGGGTCGATGTTGAGCCCGGCGGCGAGTTGCTCCGGCGTCCAAATGAGCGGGAAGCCGATCGGCTGCTTCTTCCGCGGGTAGGCACACATCACGATGTCGTGGACGCGGGCGTCGGAGAGCAGCCGGAGGGGCACCTCGCGCGGAAACTCGACGTCGGAGTCGACCATCAGGACGTGACTGAATTGAGGGAGTCCCATGAACACCGCGAGGATCTGGTCGCGCGCGCGGGTCACCATGCTCTCGGAGACCAGGTAGCAGGTGTCGGTGGGGACCCCGAGAACGGCCATCTGGACGGTTGCCGCGCAGATCGACTTCGCGCACGACGTGTGCAGGGTGCTCCCGTAGGCCGGGACGGCAATCATCAGGCCGGTAAACTCCCCTGGCAGGGAGAGGGCGCCCTGGGCGCGCGTTTCCCCGTCCGGTAGGTACAGGCCGCTCGCCCTGCGCCGGATCTTCACCGGCGCCCTCCAGGACGGAACCTCGTGCGTCGCTGCCCCTCCTCGACGGCGCTCTCGGCTGCCTTGTCGGTCGCCGTCTCGACCTCAGGCGCCTCGGCCGGCGCCGCGGACGTCAGCCCCGAAGCCTCGACCCTGACCGCCTTGCCGAGCCCGATGAGGAGGTGCCCCGACCGGTCGTCGGTCTCAAGGACCTCGCCGACGTGGACCGGGTGCCCGTTGGCGCTGGTTGGTTCGACGATCTTGACCCGCATGGATCACCTGTATTTCTTGAGCCCGATGAGGTTCACGGAGAAGGTGAACGACGGGGTGCTCGTGCCCGAGGCGCCCAGGGTGTAGGCAGCGGCGACGAACTGCTTCCTCGAATCGATGGCGACCGGGATCGCCTGCTGCAGGGGCGAAGCGCTGACCTCGCTGAACGCCGCCCCGGGAACGTCCGTCCACGTCACGCCGTCGTCGCTCTCCACGAGCTTCACGTCGAGCGTCGGGGTGGTACCGGCGCTCGCGGCCGCCGCGTCAAGAATCGCAACCCCGCGCGCCTCGAGGTTCCCTTGGTGGACATTGACGGCCGAACCTCGATCTGTCGCGGTCACGGTCTGTGTGCCGACGAGGTTGAGGACGGCAGTGTCGTCGAAGAGGTCGATGTCTCCCATAGCCGCGTCTCCTTCAAAGCAGTGGGAGGGGCCCGCTCCGGACCCCTCCCGGTTCACCGCTCGTTGATTCAGGGCCTGAAGGATCAGGCCGCGATGTCCGACGCATAGGAGAACGACCCCACGTGCCGGACCCCGATGTCGAGGTCCTGCAGCGCGACGACGCGGACCGCGCCGATGGTCGACTGGCTGTAGGGGTCGACCAGGATGTCGAGACCGCCCCACAGGCCGACGATCAGGTCGGCCCAGTTGCCGAAGAACATCGCGGAGAGGCCCGTCTGCGTCTTGGTGAGGGTCGAGGACACCTGGTTGGTGGCGTAGGCGTCGTACCCGTTGACTTGACCCGGCTGGTTGCCTCCCTCCCACATGAAGATCGGGAAGGTGGTTCCAACCTTCGGCGTCGCCTTGAGCAGCCCGCGCACCTTGGGGTTGGTGATGTACGCGAGGTTGCCGATGTCGGCGTTGGCGATCGCGACGGCCGTTTCGAACGCCAGGACGTTCGCCCAGGTGGGCACGCCGCCGGTCGTGGTCGTGGTCCCAATGACCACCTGGGTCACGCCGGTCGTGGAGATCACGCCGTACGGCTGGTTGGACCCGCCGCTGCCGTGGAGGCACGCGAGGTCGATGCCGAGTGCGACGACGGCCGCGAGGTCGTCCCGCATCAAGGCCTCGACGTCGACCGAGGACTGGAGGAGAAGCTTGCGGGAGATCTGGGTGACGGAGCCCCCCGTGTGCGGCGACATCGTCACCTGGCCGACGGCCGCCCCCGTTTCCGTCGGGGAGCCATCCTCCGCCACCCAGTAGAAGCCGGAGGCCGCGGTCTGCGACGGAATCGCGATGTTGCCGATGAGCCCCGTCAGGACCTTGGCGCCGGCGGCGCGGACGACCATCTTGTTGCGGAGCAGCTCGATGAAGTTCGCCGCGAGCAGCTCCGTGGCGATCAAGTCGCCGCCGGCGGTCGCGGTGCCCTTCAACATGTCAGACGCCCGGAACTCGGGGTTGGCGACCATCACGTCGAAGGGGATGAACGCCCCGCGGGCCTCCTTGCCGAGATGCTTGGCGACGGCGCGCGAGCACTCGAGCTCGAACGCCGCCTCCTTGAAGCGCTCGCTCGCGTTGGGCTCCGACATCGAGCGGATGAGGCGGACGAGCGAGTACTTCCGCAGATCCTTCTTGCCCATGCCGATGCTCGGGTCGGTCGGGAGCTGCTCGGGGCCCGGCTGGGAGGCGGGCGGGTTGACGGGCTTGGCGAGCGCGGCACGTCGCTCGCCGATCGCGTCGGCGGCGACGATCGTCTCGTCGAGACCCTTCATTTCGGCGAGAGCCTTGTCGTAGGCGGCACGCTGCTCCGCCGTGAACGCGCCGGTGCCGTCCGTGATCTGCTTCAGGATGGCGTCGGCCTGGTCGAGGAGCTGCTTGCGCTTGTCGCGCAGCTCTTGGAGTTTCTTGGGGTCCATTGTCCTGTCTCCTGTGCTACGTGTCCGTGAAGCGCCTGCGCTCGAGCTCGATGCGGGCGCGCTCCACCTCGAGGCCTGCCTCGGGCTTCGCGTCGTTCGCCTCGCTCGGGGAGCCTGCTCCCTGTCGCGAGTCGAGGTAGCGCTGGAAAACGTCGGCGACACTGCGGATGCCGACGGAAGTCTGCGGGTACGCGGCGAACACGACTGGCGAGACGTCGCTGATGTCCGCGTCGGTGACCTCGCGGAGCGGGAGCTTCCCGGCCTTGATCTCCGAGTCGTCCCAGTTCTCACCATCGGGCGACGCCGCGAAGGCGAAACTCATCTTGTTCACGTCGCCGCGGTCGATCGAGACGGCCAGGTCGCGGGCATCCTGCGTGTCCGGCAGATCGCAGTCGAACTCGAGGCCCTGGGCCGTCTCCTTCAGCCGGAGGGTGTTCGCGGAGGTTCGCCCGAGCGGGAGCGGGGCGCCCATCCCGTGCTGATACCAGCACACGACATCCTGCTTCTCGTTGAGGGCCCGGGTGAAGATCCCCGAGCGGAGGACCTCCCGGAAGCTCCCGAACGGGGTCCCGATGACGGTCTCCTTGTTATAGGGGGCCGCGAGCCCGGCGAGGCCGGCCGCCTTGCCGTCCTCCTGGCGCCGTACGCGAAACTCGGTGACCTCGCGGCGCTCGATCCGGCGGGGCTCCTCCGCGCTGCGCTTGAGCTCCGCGGGTTCGAGGCCGGCGTCCTTCAGGTGCGCGGCCGCGTGGTTGTAGACGCCCTGGACGTCGGAGTCCGGGATATCCGCCCCACCGCGCGCGCCGTTGAGGACCCCGATGATGCTCTGGCACGCCTTGATGTTGGCCGCGTGGACCTGGCCGTCGCCCGAGACCATGTGATGCGGTAACTTATAGCTCGATTTCACGTTAGGGTCCCCGTCGTAGGAACGCCAGGCGTGCAGCAGCTTCAGCTCCGTCTCGTTTGCCTTGCACCTCTTCACCATCTCGCCGCCGTCCCACGCAACGTCCGTGGTGGCCGTGTGGTGAACCGCGATTGCGCTGCGAAGATCAGGGATGCGCGCCATTTCCGCCTCCGTTGCTGCCAGGCCGCCAGCCGGCGGCCACGATCGGCCCGAGTTGCTGGTCCACGTACTCGCGGTGCTCCATCAGCCAGCCGGAGATCGTCTGCCGGACGGCCGGGTCCTCGCCGCTCTTGATGGCCTTCTCGATTGCCGCCCCGACCTCCTGGCTCGCCCGGCGGGTGATGCGCTCCCAGGCCGCGTCGAGGAGGGGCCCAAAGTCGCCCGCGCGCGTGCCCCGGTTGGAGGGAACGTGCACCCCGTTGACCATGACGATTCGACCGGGCGCCCGCGTGTCCGGGTTGGAGTCCGGCACGTCGGTCTCAGGTTCCGTGTCGGTCCCCTCAACGACGGGGCCAGATGCGCCCATGTTGAGCGCGATGATGTAGTCCTGGCCGGCAGGGCCTCCGATCGGGTTGTAGCCAAGAGCCTCGCGGATCTCGTCCGCGTTGAGCCAGCCGTTCACGCGCCCGAGCTGCAGCCCCTTGGTGAGGGACGCGTAGTCGCCACGCATGAGGGCGTCGAACTGGAACTCGACGAAGTACTGCGCGGTGTCCTGAGGGGGAAACAGCTTCTGGAGGGCCTGCTCCCACCGCACGATCCACGGCCGCATGCAGTAGGTGACGAAGGCGATCGTGAGCTGCTCGATCCCCGTTCCCCAGTTCGAGGACTTATCAGTCGCCTGGATGAGGTGGAGGGGGACGCGGTAGGCCCTCGCGATGTCCTCCACCTGGAACTTCCGCAGCTCGAGGACCTGGGCTTCAACCAGCTTCATGCCGGTCTCCTGCCACTTTGCCCCCTCCTCGAGCAGCATCACCCGGAAGGCGTTGGGGAGGCCCGTGTGCTTCTCCTCGATGCTCTTCATGAAGCGCTGCGCCGCCGGATCGCTCATGACGCCCGGGTGCTGGACCACGCCGGAAAGCTGGGCGCCGTTGGAGAAGAAGCGCGAGGTGAACTCCTCGGCGGCGAGCGAAAGACCGATGGTTTCGGCCATGAGGCGCACCGGCGACTTGCCCAGGAACCCGTCGAACGAAAGGCCGGGCACGTGGAGGATCTGGTCGCTGGTCAGGACGATGGGCCGGCCGTCCGGGAGAATGATCTGGTACTGCATCTGGTGCAGGTTCCAGTCGAGCCAGATCGAGGTCACCCGCGCCGGCGGGATCGGCCAGAGCTCCGCCACCTCGCCGTTGCCGTTCCGCACGATCTCCGCGTACGCATTGCCCCAGATGCAGAGGTGCGCCTGGAGCGTCTCGAAGAACGTGAACGAGGTCATCATCGGGTTCGGCTTGTCGTGGACGATGCGGAAGAGAGGGTGGGTGGGCGCCGCGCGCTTGCCCGCCGGTTGCAGCTGCTGGCAGACCCGCCGGGGGAGCGACGCCGTGGTCTCCGAGATGACCCGGGTGCACGCCAGGACCGCCGTGGACTTGGACGCGGTCAGCTCCGTGACGATGGGGCCCGCGGCCGAGGTGAGGTGGAGCTGGTCCCACAGCGACGGGGCGATCCCCTTGAGGCTCTCCAGCACCGTTCGCTTCTCGACGCGCAGGCTTCGGGCGAGGAGGCCCATCAGGCACGCTCCAGCTTGACGCCGATGAGGATGAGCAAGGCCCCTCCGACAAGGAGGCCGGCGGGCGTGTAGATCATCCAGGCGCCAGCCGACAGGCACACAACTCCGAGGCCGGCGAGCACGTCGGCCGTGAGCGACTTCCCTTGCTCGCTCATCCGAAGAACCTGACCCCGCGGTCCTCGTAGATCGAGCCTTTAGGCGGCGCGGTGGGCGTCACGATCGCGCGTCCGCGCGCCATGATGGCGGCCACGATCGGGTCGATGCGGTAGTTGGACAGCTTCTTGTGCGGCCGTTTATTGCCGTGGGCGTCTTCCTTGGTGACGAGGTTGCTTGCGCACCAGCGAGCGAGAGGGTTGCCGTCGTGGATGAGCTTGGGCTGCTTGCCCTTGACGCTGTCGAGGAAGAGCTGCGTTGGCTCGCCAAAGTTCGGCAGGTTCTGCACGAACTTCACCATCTCGATCCCGGTTGCGGCGAACATCGCGTGCTGGAGCCTGACCGCGTGCCAGGGGTCGTAGGCCCACTGAATCACCGCGTATTTCTCGCTCACCTCGACGGCGCGCTTGAGCACGAACTCCTCGTCGATCTCGTCGCCGGCGGTGAGCTCGAGCCACCCCTCGCGCACCCACTGGTCGTACGGGGCATGGTCGCGCTGGTGGCACTCCTCGAGGTTTTCCTTCGGCAACCAGGCGAAGAAGCGGTACGTCTCGAACGGCCACTCCGCCCAGGGCGGCCAGTAGAGGGTGAGGGCCGTCAGGTCGCGGGACGATGAGAGGTCGATCCCGGCAAAGCACGGACGGCTGTCGAACGCCGACCACTCGCGATGGCCGAGCAACCGGAGGATCCGGGCCGTCTCCGCACCCAGCACGGCCTCGGGACCCTGCTCTCCTCCCGCCACCAGGAGACCCTCGAGGCGGGACGGCGCGCCGCACTCCTTCCACTGCTCGTCCGGGATCGGCTTGACCTTTGCCGAGACGCGGCGCCCAAGGTGGAGGCGCAGGTAGTCGCGCTCGACCTCCGGCTCGACGCGGGCCCGGTTCGCCATGCTGCGCAGGTACTCGATCCGAACCGAGGTCCCCGGGTGGCCGAGCGCCGGGTTGGCGCGGTAGAGGTTGCCCTCGTCATACGCGTCCGCGTCCTCGTCGCACCCGTCGGCCTGATTGTCGATGGCGAAGACGATCGCGAAGAACTCGTTGTCCTCGAAGGACCGGTCCTGCCAGCCGCGGAGGACGCGCACCGCGTGGTCGTGGAGCTCCTCGTACACAGTCCCAGGCCGGTCGTCGCCGGCGGTGGTGATGTTGGTGAGCATCGCCTGGCGGCGCTTGCCGATGGCCGTGCGCAGCTTCGTGTAGAGCTCGCGTTTCGGCCACTCGTGCACTTCGTCGCAGGAGATCGAGTGCGGGTTGAGCGAGTCGGCGCGCTTCGGGTCGGACTTGAGGGGCCGAAACTCGCAGCCCGTACCCGGCACGAAGATACGGTGGTTGTTGAAGCTGTCCTGGACCTCGAGCTCCTCGACCAGGTCCGGGGACTGGCGGACGATCTCTGCGGCGATTCCCCACACGGCCGCGGCGGCCTGCTGCTTCTCAGTCGCGAGAGAGTAGGCCTTGGCCCCGGGCTCCTGGTCGGCCACGATCATCCCGAGCTCGTGGCAGGACTGCCAGAAGGACTTACCGTTGCCGCGGGGCTCCTCGATCCACCGCTCCTTGAACCGGCGGCTGCCGGTCGCGGTGCGCATCCACCCGTGGCTGATCCAGTCGACCGCCGCCTGGTACGGGAGCGGCACGAACTCCTGGCCGGCGAGCTCGCCCTCCACGTGCCGGCATAGGGTGTAGAAATCGAGGAAGGCCTGGGCGGCATCTTCGTCGAAGTAGAACTCGTCGCCGCGGGCGCGTGCCGCCTCGCGGGCTGCCGACACGTCGGCAGCGGTCTCCTCGGGTGTGATGCCGCGGACCACGATGCTCGGCCAGCGATCGAGGTCCGCAACGTGCCGCTCGATCGCGAGGCGCGCGAGCTCGTTGACAAGCACACTCCCGTCCAGGACGCCGGCGACGTAGGCGTCCACGATCGGGTTACTCGCGTATCGCACGGCGGCTTCGGATCTCCTGGAGCTTTGAGGTCGGTTTCCGGGTGCCCGCGCTGCCCTTGACCCGCGCTCGTGAGGTGACGTCCAGCCCGAGCTTGGCCGAGAGCATCGCGATCTGGTCGATGGCCTTCCGTTGGTCCCCAACCTCGGGACGCCTGGCCACCATCTCCGTGGTCTTGGGGACGATCACGCCGAGGCCCCTACAGCCGAGGCACGTCCGGTCTGCCGGGTCGACAAGCACCGGTGTGGCCGGCTTCCCGAGGTGGTTGCGCTTGTGGCGAAACAGGGTCCCCTTCGGCGTTTCAAAACGTTTCGAAACGCTCCCGAATGACTCGCCACGACCGAGGGCCGAGTCGATCTCGGCCCGGTTTGGGGACGTACAAGTCGAACACGGACGGCCGGTTGGCTTGCGAGGATGGACAGCAGGAGCGGGATCCCCTTCGCGCCCGCGAGGCAGCGGGCGCACCCCGGAGCCCTTGCACGCGGGGCACTGGTATGGGCGCCCCTCCTTCTCCGTCGTGACGTACCTGCCGGCGAGGTTCACGGCGAGACACGCCTGCTCGAGGTTGTCCTCCGCCACGGCAAGGGCCTCGAGGTCGCCGACGTCGGCCGACTCGAGGAGCTGGTGATCCTCGAGCCGCTGGCAGAGTGCATAGAACCTCCGGCGCTGCGTCTCCGAGAGGTAGTCCGGGCAGCATGGCCAATGCTCCGGGAGGGAGCCGTCCCCGTTGCCGCCATCCCCAACCAGGCGGAACGGGCGCGAGCTGTCACCCTTTGTGGTCATTCGCCATCCTGGGCCAATTTCGTATCATCCCGTGGGTGTGCGCGACCGTAACACGCTGGTGATCGAGCCGTTTGCGCAAAAGTTTCGACCCCCCCTACCCCAGCAAGGAAAAGGAATCGTTAGGAACTGTTTCGAACAGTTCCGAACAATCCGGCAAAGGTTACGCATCTCCCGCACCCGCACCCGTAAGAGAAGACAAGACTAACAACTCTCCCGGAGCGGCGG